AATCCGCTCGCCCGCTATCAGCCTCGACCTGGGCAAGAGCGGTTCCACCGAAGCCAAGCGCAGACGCGATGCATGCGAGGGCCGAACCAGATCGTGGGGAAGTCCTACGCCGGGTGCGCCGAGGCTCTGTGGTTCCTGACGCACACTCACCCTTACCGGGAGATCCCCGACCGACCCGTCGCCGGTCGCCTTGTTCCCTACTCAGACGACAGCAGCAAGGAGATCGAAGGCAAGCTATACGAACTGCTTCCCAAGTCGCTGCTCCATCCCGACTGCCGCTATCACCCAGACCGAGGCTTCACCACCGGGCGTCGTCGGATGCTCAGGCTACGGACAGGTGACAGCATGGGGATCGTCTCGCAGTCTGCGGGCACCCTGGCGGCGGCGGGCTCAACCCTCGACTTCGTGTGGTTGGACGAGCCGCCCGAGCGGAAGATCTTCGCGGAGGCTCAAAGCCGGGTGCTAGTTCGCAAGGGCTGCCTCTGGCTCACCCTCACCCCGGTCGGTCGTCCGGTCGGATGGCTCAAGGATGCGTGCGAGGATGGGCTGATCGAGGACATCCACGTCGAGCCTACGCCAGAGAACACCGGGCTAAGTGAGGAGGAGCTTGACGCGATCAAGCAGATGATCCTCCCAACCGAGCGCCCGCAGCGATTCGGTGGAGAGTGGGAAGGGGCGACGCCTGATCGCTTCTACGGGGCATGGCATGACGGGATGGTGAGCAAGGAGCTGCCCGACTGCGAGCTACAGATTGGGATCGGCATCGACCACGGCGAAGGCCACGGGCGACAGGGTGCGCTGCTCTGCGGCTTCGACACTCGCGACAAGAGCAACCCGCGTGTCTACTTCCTCGACGAGTACACGAGCCAAGGCCACAGCGGGATCGAAGAGGACGCCAACGGGATCCTAGATATGCTCGGGCGCTGGGACCTGGGACCCGAGGCGGTGGACATCGCACGCGGTGACACGAACTCAGCGGGGAAGAGTGAGGCCGGCTATCGCGTGAACCAACTTCTGGAGCAGAAGATCGCGGTCCTCTCCGGCCTACCGCCCGAGGCTCCACCCTTCCGCATCAAGGCGGCTCGGAAGGGGCCGGGCTCGGTGGCGTACACTGCGAGGCTCTTGCACTCCGCGATGGTCAAGGGGTCGATGATCGTGCACCCGAACTGCGAGGCGCTGATCGCAGGCTTCCGTCACTGGCGGGGACCGGGCGGCACGTCCCAGAATAAAGAGCTGTCTCACATTCTCGACGCTGCCCGGTACATTGGCCGGGAGTTCCTCGACACGAGGCACCGCAACACCGACCGGATCAAGGTGCGTTAAGTGTTGACCTCGCCCGCCATCCGCCCTTACCCTGAGCGGGGCGACTCACGGACGGGCACCGAGGACACATGAGCCAAGACACAGCACTCTCTGACATCCCGCCCCTTCCGTCCCAGGACGACGAGGCACGCCGCACCCACTCCCGCCTCCGCCGCCGGCTACTCGAGGGGCAGTGGAAGCAGGACCTTGAGAACAAGTGCCGCGAGTTCTTCCCCGTTGGCACCGTCGATCGCCTCGGTGTACTCGATACCAGCCGCAACCTCTTCGGCACTATCGTTAAGCAGCTTGCGATCCAATACGACAATCCGCCCCGAGTCACGCACGCCGACGCCGACGTGGACGAGTTCGCCACCCGCGTTCGCCATGATGGCTTGTGGGCTATCGGAGCCCGGAACGCGAGGAACACGATCGGGATGCGCGAGGGCTTGATCCGCACCGACTACACGACCGAACGCGGCGAGCTGCTCTATCGGGCCGTCCCTTCGGATCTGGTCTACGCCGAAGCAGCGGCAGACAATCCCGACGAGCCCAACCTAGTCGTCGAAGCCCGGCTTGCTTCGCTCGACATCGGAGACGGCAAGGGCGAACAGGACCGATGGACCTGGGACGTTCTCGACATCCGCGATCCGCAGGATCCGAAGTACCGGGTCCTCTTGCCCGGTGGACGCGCCCGCATCGAAGAAGCGGCCGACATAACCGAGCAGGTGCTTGGTGGCAGCTTCAGCGGCGGAGACTACCCCTACGTCGTCGAAGCCTCGGCGGTCCTCCCTTACAGTTTATTTCATGCGCAGCGCACGGGTGAGTTGTTCAACCCTTACGAGAACTCCGAGCAGGTCGAGTGCACCTTGCACATTGGTGCGCTCTGGTCCTTCTGGGCTTACTTGTGCCGGGACGCGGCCTACTCGCAGCGGTGGGCGATCGGCGTCCAGCTCGGCGGTGGTGCCATCCGGGGCAGCGGCAAGGCGGCACGCAAAGAAGTACACCTTGACCCGACCTCGATCGCGATGTTCACCGAGGAGGTGCCCGGCGGCGGCAGGCTCGGACAGTTCGGGGCGAGTGTAGATCCCGAACGATTCCAGCTTGCGATCGACTCCTATGAGCGCGCATGCCTCGGCCACAGCGGCCTGAGCCCAGACGACTTCCAAAAGAGCGGAGGCGCTGCCGAGTCCGGCTATGCGATCGCCCTCAAGCGTGAGACGGTCCGCAGGATCCAGAAGGCATCAGAGGCCCAGTTCGAACGCGCGGACAAGGAGGTGCTGGCCCTCTCCGCTGCGCTCCTCAACGCGAACGAGGGCGGCAACCTCCCCGAGTCCGGCTACTCGATCCGATACATGGCAGTCCCGCCGACACCCTCGGAGCGGCAAGCCCGAGTCGCGGAGGCTACGTCCCTGCTAGAGGTCGGCCTAGCTTCCCCGGTCGACATCGTCCTAGCTCAGCATCCCGGCATGGAGCGAGCCGAAGCAATCGCACACTTAGAAACAATCCGCCAAGAGCGGGCACTCTTCCCGACTGTAGGAGGCGGGCACCAATGAGCGACGACACCCCGAAGACTTACACCGAGGCCCAGGTGCAGGAGTTGATCCAGACACGGACCTCCGAGCTGCGCGACTCGCGCAACGCACTCACCGCCGAGCTAGCCGAGCTACGTCCCACCGCTTCGGCATGGGAGCAGAAGGCGGGCGCGTTCCAGGCTGAGCTTGAGACGCTCTCCGAGGTGCGCTCCCAGCTCGACGGGCTCCAGTCGAAGCACGCAGAGGCTGAAGCTCGATGGGGCCAAGACCGGGTGCTCCTCGGTGCTGGGATCAAGGATGCCGATGTCTCCGACGTGCTGCGGTCGAAGTTCGCACGCGCCGAAGAGCCCGGCGAGTTCTCCGACTGGTTTGAGCGAGAGGGCCGGAACACTCCGCTTGTCGCTGCGTTCTTGTCCCCCCAGTCCTCGACGCAGGCAGATCCCCACCTCGCGGATCCTGTCCCTCTCGCTCCGACCTCCCCGCAGATGCCACAGGCCAACGCCGGCCGCAAACCAGCCCCGCCCGCCGCTCAGCCCTACACGCCGGGCAGCATCGCGAGCATGAGCCGCGACGAGTTCCGGCGACAGAAGGATTCGCTACTCAACGGGCTGAAGGTCCCGCTTTAGACTTGACGGACGGCGCTCGGTGCGCCTAGCCTTAGTGCGTCGGGTCCTCTGCTAGGTCACTCCCACCTCACGGGCGAAGCAAGAGCACCGACCGAAGCGCCGGTCACTCCCACCTCACGGGCGAGCGCAGCGAAGATTGAACCAACATCTACGCGCCGCACAGCGGCAGGAGTGATCCACAATGGCAAACGAAATTACCTATACCGCACAGGGTGCCGGGGCTTTTAGGGCCACGGAAATCTTTAACTCGCTCTTGTGGGATCTGGTCTACGACCGCACCGATCTCCGACAGCTCTGCGTCAAGCTCGGCGATCTCGGGGGCTCCGGCTCCGCGAAGCTCACCACGCCCCAGGCTGACTGGAACATCCCGATGGCCGCAGCCAACGCGGACGAGGTGACAGCCGCAGGCAACTCGGCAGTCAGCGACAGCCAGCTTGTTCTCACCGTCGCCCAGCAAATCATAAGTTTTGAAATCTCGGATCTCATGAGCGTGACTGGCTCGGCCGGTAACCTCGATCTCGCCCGCCTTGCCGAAGCAGTCAGCAACGCCTACAGCCTCCGCTTCACGGATCAGGTCTGCGGCGTGATTGACGGCTTCACCGCGACGGTCGGGACGAGCACCGTCGATATGACGGTCGACGACTTCTACGCTGCCATGTTCGCTCTTGAGCAAGCAGTTGTCAGCGGTCCCTACGCCTCCGTTCTCTACCCCACCCAATTCACAGATCTACAGGAATCTCTGCGCTCGGAAGGCGGAGCACTTTCCTTCTCCGCCCCGACCGCTGAGATGCTCGCGATCAAGGGTCCCGGCTTTGCTGGCTCCTTCCTCGGTGTTGACATCTGGAAGAGCGACTCGGTCGTGACTGCTAACGCAGGTGCTGACAGCGCGGGGGCCATGTTCGGCCTCGGTGGTGTAGCATACGCGGAGGCTAGCGCCTCGGGTGCCCTGCCCGGTAGCATCGCAGCTCCCGCGATGAGCCCGGTCTATGCTGAGTTTGAGCGTGTAGCCGACCCCGGTTTGTGCCGGGTCATCGGTCACGCCTTCAACGCGGTAGCCCTCGGTGAAGACGCGCGCGGCGTGTCCATCATCACCGACCGATAAAGCTATGGCGGTTCACGGTTACTTGAGTCTCCGTGACTCCTCTCCCTTGACCTTCGGGGATGCGGTTAGTTCCGCGCTTCGTAGGTCCAGGGAGGGGGCCGCTCATGCTTCCGGCGAGCGAACTCCCGACGGGTGGATCATCCGTTTTCACAAGACGGGCAAGGATGGCAAGGCTGGTAAAGCTGCTCTGTCCTCCTGGGTCGTCACTCCCAACACAGTCAAACGAGGGTAGGACTTCATGGCACAGGTATTAGGAAAGCGCGTCACTCAAGCCGAACGGCTGGACGCAGTTAAGATCCCGAGGCGGGTTAAGAAACAGACCCGGTTTCTGTACAAACACCACCCGATGCGCTTCATGTTCGTCGGCGGCGAGTGGCTGCCCCAGCTCTCTAAGCTCCGCATTGATCCCGGTGTCGGCGGAGTCGTCACAGGCGGCGGGATCGATCTCGCAGTAGCAGGCAACATGCGGCAGGGCTGGCAAGTGATACAGCCCTCCGACGCACGCCTTGGTGAATATCAAGACTACATGGTCGCCCTCCCACACGCGGCAGGCGGCAGCACCTACGTCGACCCCTTCCAGAAGGTCACCGTTGAGGCGGGGCGGATGTTCGTCGAAGAGGGCGGGGACAATTACTTTGCCTTCCTTCGCCACCTCATCGAGAGCGGTGTCGTTGCGCCTATCTCCGCCAACGTCAAGAAGATCAAGCTCCACGACATCGAGAAGAAAGTCGAGCGGCTCCAAGGTGCCGTGTCGGTGAACCCTGCGAACCAGATCGCAGCGGGCCGCCTCCGTCAAGCCGAGGAGCTCCTCTCCGCAATGCGCGGCGACAAGCCGAAGACACGCAAGCCACGCAAGAAAGCCGAGGCCGCTGATGTCGGGTGAGAAGCGGGGAGTCCGTGAGAGCATGGACCGGATGACCGGGCGGATCGTCCGTGAGTCTCAGGGCAAGATCTCGCAGGAACAAGCACAGAAGAAAGCGCGGGCAGCCGCCCGCTATGTAGTGGACGGGGTGAAGCGCAAGAGCTGATCACCGCTAAATCAATGGCTGGGCTCGCTGCCCGGCCTCCTTAAAATGGAGCATTGGATATGGCAAAAGGTACAAAGATTCTCAACAGTGCGATCGCGGTCGACGACAATCGAAACGTGATCCTCAGGGTTAACGTAGCCGGCGAAGGGACACCCGCCGACGAAGACATCGACGCCGGAGAGGGATACTTCTTCGTAGACCTCAGCACCGGAACTCCTGTCCTTCGGATCAAAGTCAACGCTGACGGATCGATGATCTCCGGCGATGTCGCCACGCTGACACCCTAGTCCGATGTCGCTCTACAGATCAGCAACCCAATCACTCACCCAAGCCTACGGTTCTCCGATCGTGGTCGAGGATGGCGCGCGCTCGATCTCGGTCACGCTAGACGACGCCTCGACCGGGTTTATGGTTCGGATCGACGGTGTTAACGAGGAGATGATCCCGAGCGGATCGTCTTGGCAGTTGCGCCCACCTCCGCCTGGAATAAGTGACGATCTCAGCTTGGAGATCTTAGCCGAGTTCGGCACCCCGACCGCTTCCGTTATCTGGTTCCGCTGATGCCGATCGGCGGGAACATATCGGGCGGAGGCGGAGGCGGCGGCGGTGCTTCGTCAAGCTGGAGTGAGCAGTACTTCGTCGACTGGTCAACGGAGGCCTCTCGCGAATGGCGAACGAATGCGTTCCCCGTCCCGATCCAAGGTGCCTCGTGGGGCGGGGCTACGATGGGCAACGCCTCGCTATGCGACATCGTCCCCGGCTCCGGCTTGGAGATCGCGCCTGACCCCGGCACCGCGTCGGAGTGGTTCTCCGCGATGACCTGCCCCCGACTCTACGCGAAGGTTACGGACTGGGCTCCTCACTCGGGGCTATATCCGGCAGCTACGCCCCTCCAGGCGATCTGCTTCCAGGCTCTGATCCAAGGCAACGTGACCCAGGATCACAGCGGCTACGGCATGGCACTCACCGCAGCCGGGGGCCAAAACTTCGGCATCGAGCGGCTGCACTCTTCGGCCGTCTGGGCTGGAGGTAGCAACAGCGGTTACAGGATCTCCAACAGCTACAACGGGGGGCCGTCGTGGAGCGCATTAAACAGCGCCGAAGACGGCAACACATACGAACTCTTTGAGATCGTCATGTTCCCCGGCTCCCTTGTCCTCGCCTCGATCAGGGACGAAGCAGGGTTCGTCGACCCGCTAGGTGCGGCAGTCTGGCGGCGGCAGCTCAGCGCGAACCAGTACAACGGGAACGACGAGGCCCTCAACTCGTGGATCCCCGATGATGTCTATCCACAGTTCTTCGCGTACAACGGCAGCCTGACGACGCACACCGCAACGGTGAAGGCGTTCCGCACGCTCTCGCTTGGAGTCCTCTGATGATCAACGCCAGCGAAGCCTACGTGATCGCCTACGCCGAAGTCGGGTCAGCCGTCGATGGGTGGGCGTCCACCGACATCGGCGGAGACTTCCCCGGCGGCGGCGGCATGTTCGACCCAGTGCCACCTCCGACAACGTGGTCGATATCGTGGTTCGCTGCGGACGGCTCTACCCTCGCCTCGGCCCAGGTCGACGCGCAGACCGGAGCGGTTAGCTTGTGACCACCAACGCCACCCTGTTTAGAATCCACGCGCCCTATCCCGAGTTCATCGTGAGGGCTCAGGCGAACCCGATCGAGGCTCAGATCTTCGACGCGACGGGAACGCTCATCGCTCCCGACTCGGGCTCGGTGACGGTCTACGACGGGAGCAGCGCCAAGGTCGTGGACGCGGCAGCGGTGGCAATCGTGGCGGACATCGCGACCTATACGATCGCGGCGCTCGACCTGCCCGACACCAAGCAGCTTGAGGACGGGTGGCGGGTCGAGTGGGACCTAGTGATCAGCGGTAACCCGGCGGTTAAGTTCGTCCGGGCTGCATCGCTCGTCCGGTCTAACCTCTTCCCGACTGTAGTCTCTGCGGACCTGGAAGCCCGGCATCAGAACCTGTCCCGCCTCATCGCGACCGGGAACGACGCCGACAACTTCATTACGACCGCCTGGGAAGTGATCGTGCGGATGCTGCTGAAGGCGGGCCGCATGCCTTACCTCGTCCTCTCCCCGTGGGCATTACATGATGCCCTCGTGTTTCAGTCGCTGACCCTCATCTTCCGCGACGGAGCGAGCGCGGCAGGGGACGGCAGATATCAGGAACTCGCGACCGAGTATCAAGAGCTGTTCGCCTCGGAGTGGGCCTCGATTACCTTCGACTACGACTTCGACCGGGACGGGGACGCCGACAGCACAGAGCAAGCCGGAGCCGACTCGATCCTGTTCACGGGTGGCCCAGGCGTCCAAACGGGCTGGCTCAACTAATGTCCCCCCTCACTCACGTCGAGGTACTCGATAACGTCGCGGTTATTGTCGAGGCGGGCACGAGCCTGCGTGAGTCTGCGGAGCT